GGAGAGCCCCAGTTGGAGCTCTCCGTCCTCGCCCATTGTCATCTGACTTTGGGTAGCGTATTGTCAAGGAGACTATATCATGCCTATCACCGCTACACTAATGAGACGGCCGACGATTCAATCGTCGGTCGAATATCATTGGAGCGATGGTAGCGTGACTTACCTTCCTGGCAGTTCGTGGTCCCCCGGACAAGTGTTTAATGCTCGTCCGGAATCAGAACCTCGTCGTCGCCCTCGCAATTTGAGTGAACTTGGTTCACTTACACCGTGGGGTGGTCATACTCGGCAATACGACTCTCGCGAGCCGCAAACCGAGTTTGCTCCACTTTACGGGGGCGGTAAGGTTATCTACAAGAACGATGATCCTAGCGGGTTTGTTATCAACGGAGCCTTTCTCATACCACCTCCGGTCGATTGGCAGACAGCCTTACGGCTGGCTGTCAAAGACCAGAAGGTGAATATGGCTCAGACTCTTGCTGAATACAAGCAAGCTCAGAACATGTTTGCGAGTAACGCTACCGCCGTTGCGAAGGCTCTACGGGGGCTTAAGCGGGGTAATCTCAATGAAGTCTTTGACTCCCTTGGGATTCGCCGTAAGAAACTACGTGGCACCATTTCTAACCGTTGGTTAGAGCTGCGTTATGGTTGGATGCCTCTTATACAGGACATTAATGGTTCTGTGCAAGAGCTCCAGGCTGCTATGCAACGGCCCCGCTTTCGTAAGATAAGCGTTAGGAAGGCAGAAATCGAGGAGGATACTCGTAAAGAGTATTTCCACGACTATGCCGGCCAACTGCGTAACTACGAGAGAAGGGGCTTTGCAAAAACAGTCGTCAAGGTAGTTTGTTATCTGCGACAGGATTCTCTTGCCGCAGTTCGCTTAGGTTTCACCAATCCCGCTGCGCTTGCCTGGGAGCTCCTTCCGTACTCGTTCGTCATTGATTGGTTAATACCAATTGGTGACTGGCTTAACAGCCTAGACGCGTGCGTTGGAGTCATCGGGGCGTATGGGACGGTGACAACTAAGACAAAGTCTATCTACGAAGTGTCCTATGGATCGCAGCATAGCTTTAAGGAGACCTACAGCCGTCAGGTATTTGATCACCTGCCGTCTCCGGTCTTCCCTAGCTATTCTCCTTCCTTAGGTCTCGGGCGGATAGCCAATGCCTTAGCCCTCTTATCTCAGCTAAAGAGATAAGTTCCTCATGTAGTAAATCTACTCCTAAAGGAGCGCTCAATGAGCGAAGCAGTTAATGTCGTCATTAATGACGGCGCCGCCACTCCTGTGGCAGTCACGTTTAAGCCCGAGCTTGTCTCGGGTGGAAACGCGACCTTCCGTGATGACAGAACGGGAGTTTCGACTCAGATGCCTCGCATCTCGAGCCGAACGTCTCTTTCGACGGCCGCAAGGCCGACGAATCGGGTTACCTATACGGTATCCCTGCCTGTCACCAAGGTGGTCGACGGTGTCTCCGTGGTGGATTACACCCTCCGCGCAGATTGCCAGTTCGTCTTACCCGACCGAAGCACCAGGGTCGATCGCGAAAATCTTTTCGCTTTCGTCCTGAACGGTATGGCGGCCGAGCCCTTTAAGGGTACGGTCGTCGACGTGAGTCCGATTTGGGGGTGAACAATGCCTCAAGGACATGTACGGCGTAGAGATACTTGGTTGCATTATGCAACCATTATCGCTTTGCTGTTACAGGTTTTGGTAGCAGCGTTTCCCACTTCGGCGGAAGATGACGCCTGTATTTCGGGCGTCCTCGACCGGATGATACGTCGGTTTAACTAACCTTCGTATCATTTGCTCTTGCTTCGCCTTTAATGGATCGGGGTTACCCGATGTCGTTTGAACTACCTGTGAAGGAGTTCTCTATGTCGATGTTCGACATTGAAAGTAAGGCTTACTTGAAGATCTGTGAGTCGATTGACTCACCAGTTAGTCTTTCTTGCTGGATGCTTGCTCGCTACGGCGAGTGGGATCAACTTGTCGATAAGACGGTTGACCCTGCCAACTATAACGATGCGAACATTTTTGCAGATGACCATCTGGTGGTATCAGTCCTTCGAAAGAATGCTCGAGTTCCAACTTCGATCGATAGAAAGAAGGTGGCGCTTGAGAAGTTCTTTGACTCTGAGCGGTCCTGTGCTGATACTAATGTTCGTATCCGCGAATTTGTTAAGGGTACAATATCTGTGCCCCCAGAGATTTCCCACGCCATCGAAAGAGCGCGTGACATCATCTGGCAAATTCTTGGTCCTCTTTCGAGGTCCAAATTGCAGTTTGCGGAACGGAACTTTAGATTCGGCCCAGGGGCGACAACGTCTGTTTCCGGACGTGATGTAACACCTTCAAGAAAATTCACGGGCTCGTTGCACGTGACGCCTCGTCTGTATCCTTACTGGCACAGTCTTATTCCACATCTGTGGAGGACTGCTGCTCGTGATATTTCATTACGAGCTGCGAGTAAGGTTACATGTGTTCCCAAAGATGCTAAAACTGATAGAATTATCGCTATCGAACCCCATCTGAACATTTATGTCCAGTTGGGATTTGGAGCTTTAATTCGTCGTCAGTTGAAGCGCTTTGGTGTGGATTTGGATGATCAGACTCGTAATCAAAAACTTGCTCAATCGGCTTTAGCAGCCGGTTTAGCAACTATTGATTTGTCTTCTGCTAGTGATACTATTAGCAGGGAACTAGTCTGGCTACTTCTTCCAGTTGAATGGGCTTCTCTTCTTGACCTTGCGCGTAGTGAATACGCTGAGGTAGAAGGGGAAGAAATTCGATTGGAGAAGTTCTCTAGTATGGGGAACGGTTATACGTTTGAGCTTGAAAGTTTAATCTTTTTCGCTTTAGCGTATGCTGTTTCCGGTGCTAGAGGTGGTGTAAATGCCTATGGTGATGATATTATATTACCTAAGGCAAAAGCACCAGTCCTTATCCAGGCGCTGGACTTTCTCGGGTTCAGTGTTAACACTCGTAAAACCTTCCTGGCAGGTCGGTTTTACGAATCTTGCGGCATGGATTTCTTTGATGAGTTAAACGTTCGTCCCTTCTTTTGGAAGGGTCAGCGGGATGATCGTACTATGGTTATCTATAGTATGATGAACTCGATTCGACGTTATGCTCACTTGCGCCTTCGCCATTGGGGGTGCGACATCCGGTTCCTTTCTGTTTGGTTGTTCCTTCGGGGACAACTTACAGTTCGGGATCAGATGCTACGTATTCCTGATGGCTTTGGCGATGGTGGAATCGTCAGTAATTTCGACGAAGCCACCCCAAAGAAACCAAGGCATGGTATCGAAGGTTACATCTCACGATGTTACGTTGATACCGGCAAGACCCGCAGGAGTGAGCCGTTAGGCCTACTTCTAGCGCAACTTGTCTGCCTGCCCTCGAGAGCAACTCTTGGAGTTGAATCCATGAGGGGCTATCAGAGGTACTGCATACATCCACTCTTATTTCCAGAGTGGACGAGCTTGGGACCGTGGTTGTAAGACACCATAGTTCCTTGTCCGACCAGTAGGTCGGTGGAGAGGCCCTTCTGACTTCAGTATCGATCGGATCGGTTCAATTAAGAACGGATCCCATCAAGCTTAAGTTAAAAGGAGTTCCTCAATGAGATTTAGCC